CTTTACAGGAATTGAAGTGTCAGATTCATCAACCAGTTTAGGTTGGCGTAGCGTCATTACTTGAGCGGTCAAATCAACAGTCATTGCTTGCTCTTCTTTTGCTACCTCGACAGGTGCCTGATATGTACCGGATGCAGGCACTCTATACAATCCACGACCTTCACGATATTCAGCCTTAGTTACCAACCAGAATGGATAAGGAGAATCATATTTTCCTACAATCAAATCAATCTTATCACGGGTCAATACCGCTTCAGGTCCAAATTCACCTTCAGATGCCAAGACAAATTGGCGTTGGTTCTTATTCATTAAATTCTCCATAGTAATTTGTAATCTCACTGGTTTGTGGTGTGCCGATAATTGACTTGATAAAATCCAAATCAACGTCAAGCATCAGGGATATATCTTCATTATCATAACCATTCGCAAGCATATCAAGCACATCGAATACTTTATCCTTCATCTTACCCATAAAACTCCTTGTTTGTAAGAGACTCTATTATACCACATGACGGCATGTTTGTCAAGCGCCCATGTATACCAAAAAAAGAGCTTGACAGAAAAAATATTGATGATATCATGCGGTGTCGCCGATTAATGTTAAGGATTAAAATTCATCCTCTATCCACATTAGTAGATTGGTTGTCCATACCGTCCAAAATAAAATATACCATTGAAAGTGGGCAATCCATTGGTCAAGATGTGGTATATAAATGCTCATTCTTTAACTCCAAATAATTCAACAAATTCTTTCAACACCTTCGACTTAGGTTCAAAAAAGAAATCAAAATTGTCATAGTCATTTCCTTGTTGATAGTGTTCAATTCGACCACCAACCACGGCATAATCGTTGGTGATGTAATCATTGAATTGTTTTGCCCATGACAAAGCTTCATCTACATTCTTTTTAGGTACAGTCACCCAATTTTTTACAATTTCTTCATTCATTTTACTTGCCAAATTTGTTGAATACGGTTTTCTTGGCCTACCATGTGTTCAGCCAGTGTCCATGCCTTATCAATGTCCTTTGCTTTAATTTCTTCATTATGCAAAGCATTATATGCGTCTTTATATTGAACCATGAATGTCAAAGGTTCAACATAGGTTTCAGTTTCAGTCATTCTTCAACTCCAAAATATTTTTTCAAGCGATTGGGATATTCGCTGGCTGGGAAACGATGATCCACAAAATCTTGAATTGTTTCAGCACATTCCTTGACAATCAACTCGGCGAGCTTTTCAGCAAACTTTCCATAAGTTGAAAACTCATCGTCAACAATAATCATTCCAGCCTGTTCGGCAAGTTCTTGAATTCGTTTGTTCATAATGTAGTTTGCCTTTCATATTTTTCATACATGGCCTTGCCTAGTTTAGCATCAACCATTTTTTGATTGTTAATATGTTCAAAGAATGTGGTGTTGGGTTGTTCAATCATATATGCAAAACGACCACCAAAGTATACTGCATATTGACCAATCAAATCAGATTGAATAATACAAACATATGCACTTGTAATTGCTTGTCCACCAATACCACCAAAGCCAAGTGCTGTGCTACTCCAAGTTTGTACGAACATAGAATGAACTGTTAGGTCATACATTTCATGTTTACGAGTCTTTTCAATATAACAATCAGCTCGTGCTATGGCAGTTTTCATTTCTTCTCTAGAAAGAGTAGAACGCCATTTGTCGTGTTTTGCCCAATCACGGTCTTTATATTTGAATTCAGGAAATGCCTGATATGCGGCATGAGCCATAGAATTGGCCAGTGTTTCAATAGGATAAGTTGCGTTCATTCTTTATTAACTCCATACATGAGCATCATTGCATCATAAACACAATCATCAACAGGATCATGTTTGATAATGTGGTGTGCAGGATTAAAACCTTCATAATCAACATCACAATAACCTGTGGTTGAACCAGTCATCAAATCAACTGCCGTCCGTACATCACGCCACCGATTAAAAAAGAATACAGGTTCAATTTCTAGTTTTTCTTCCATAGAATCCAGTACCAATTGGTCTAGATTACCACGTGCCCAGACCCAGCACTTATCATGCAATGGAAATTGCTTAGACCATTGACGCATAGCCTCGATACCATCATCAATAATAATATCATCAGCACTAGGCTTAAAAGATTTTACCTTGACAATATCACATTGTTTGCTCCACCACGACAGACTGGATCGTGTCATGGTGCGACCAAGACGTTTTACTTGGTCATCGACACTAAACTTTGCAAAAAATGCAGATTCTCGCATCTGGTCAGGTGATGGTTTAGATTTTGGGTCAAAGTAAACCGCAGCCATTGATAGAATAACGGCTGACGATTCCTTACCTAGCGTTTCCACATCATATACGAACATGATTAGTACCAAGTCCGATGGTCTTCAGCAACGTGTTCCATGCCATCATACTCATGGATATGCCATTTAACTCCATCAGGAACTTCAACGATTTTCAATTCAGAATAATTACCATTAGCATCTTGGCCCATTTCATCCACCACTCGCACTAATTCAGGATCATCACGTTCAATATCCCAGTAATATTCTACGGACTTGCCTGTCAAAGCATTATATCGTTCCAGTGCTTCATCTGACAAACCAAAACCACCATGACGCACATTAATAACTATTTTCATTTGTTAAAACTTTCAATATATTGAATTAAAATCTTTTTGGCGTCCTCATATGAGACACCAAAATCTTGTACCAGATAGTGTGTTGCACTCCACATATTAACTTCACCGGAGTCCCGCAAGTCAATCAGGTAATTGTAATGTTCATCAGTCATTTTCATATGTACCATTATAACACAAGGCAAAAAAAAGGCAACCATAAAGATTGCCTTTGTTGTTTTAACGCAACGATTAATCCTTAGAATTCAACAGGTATTTGTTTGAAATAGCCTTGAATGACATACCACCATTGCATTCTTTGAATACAATACCTTCACGTTCCACAGTAGGATTCAACAGTGACCTGTCTTCCGCCCATTGCAAAATTTCATCAATAGAACCAACACCAAGGTCTTTACCATCGGTGATAATCGGAACATGGAGTAAACCAAGAGCCGCAACAACCGCACGGCGGTGTGCCGGGTCAAGGTATGCACCAGCCATAATGTCATATACATCAAACACACGGAATTCAGGTTGTGTCAGTTTGTAGATATTGCCTTGAATACCAGGACCAATCAACTCACCTTGAATAGCAAAATCCCATTGTGCATCAAGTCGCTTCATCTTGCCTTCAATATCTTCCTTACGTGCAACAGACCAGAATGCATTGCCTTCAGTTTCCTTTAGGTCAAGGTTGCGTGAGCATACACCAAACTCACCATCAATTTGGTAAACGGTCATTGAAGAACCTTCCAACTTTTCGGTTACCTCAAACAGTAGACCATCAGCGGTTACAGTTTCAATTTCCTTTTTCAGGTTTTGTACACGTTCTTGGTCAGTCTTAGGAATTAATGCCGGGAAATTACCTTTGGCCATACCAGCCAATTGTGCATTCATTGGCTTTTCCCACTTGATAATACCTAGCATTTCCGATACATCAGCTCCTTCAGCAACAATTATACCGCAGGTAGCATATGGCAACAGCAGACCTTGTGACAATTGGCCTCGCAGTTTCACGGTACGCAGACGTTCACCTTTAATGCCTTCAAACTCACGGGGTTCTTTGCCTTTAGACAGGAACGGAGCCAATTCATGGGGAATCCATGAATCAATCTCGCAGTATACCGCAAGGTCACCAACGGTGTATTCACCTTTTTTGACCACAACTTTCCAACCACCTAAGGTTGCAACTTCAATAGCATCAGCACCTTCAATAGGGCTAATTGCATCAATTTTTCTAATAGTAGCTAATTTTCTCATTCTTTAACTCCAAAATGTTCTTTGATTCTACGAATAGATTCAACACAAGCACTAACACCATTGGCGTCAACATCGCCCATATTACGATATGGATTGCCACGCTCAATTTCAATTTGAGCAACGCATTCCTTAACAATCAATTCGGCGAACTTTTCCTTTATCGGATCTGGAATAATATAAGCGGCAAATACTGGTCCTGCGTTAAATTCTTCCAAAGCCTGTTCAAAAAGTTGTTTAATTCGTTCGTTCATTCTTCAACTCCGAAATGTTCTTCAATCATTGTAATCAGGTCAACACATTTTTCAGCAACCAATTCAGCCTCGTTACTTTCACGCATATTATCACATTCAGTAGAATATCCGTAAAGGCGTTCGGACTCGTCAAATAAAAGACTGGTACATTCCCGAATAAGCAACTCGGCGAACTTTTCTATACCTTCCTGCGTGTAAGTAAGAT